CTGCTCCTCCTCCAAATCCTAAACTAAGAATAGCTATTTTCCCTAGCTGTCTTTTGTCAGGTGTTATATCGTTTTCAGAACACGCGTAAATACCCGCGGCTTCACGTACATAAATATCTTTTCCAGAAGTAAAAACATTTAATAAATCTTTAGCGCTAGAGTGTGGGGATAACCAAGGGTTTACTCTTGCTTCGATAGCACTCCAATCTGCTACAACTAACACGTGATTTTTAGGTGCAATAATAGCTGGGCGCAGCATCCCTTTTAACACATCGGTAACTCGCTTTCCGTAAACAGGGACAATTGAATGGCTTCTAACCATCGCTTGTCGAACAGCGTCTGGTTCTTTGGCACACTTTCGGGTGAAGTTATGCAATTGGGCGCCGTAACTGCTTGCTCTGCCCGTAGCACTTCCACCAGCAAACACGAACGCTCCTCGAACTCGTTGATCTTCAACATCGGCTAATTCCTTTAATCGTTTAAATTTGGCTACGCTAGACGCCCATAGGTCGTCAGCGCATTGGATAACATCTGCCACGTTTGGCGGCACTTGTTCTGGGTTTTCTTGTGCTAAGACTAATAGATTAGCCCTTACCGACTTGTCAATGGAATATTTCTTGACATCATCTTTGTAAATTTCCATCAACTTCTTGGCTTCATTACCGACACGCGCTAACACCCACTCACGCATCTTGGTACTACGAACTGAGGTAATCTCACCCTCAGTCACTTCAGTTACAATCTTTTCAATTTCTTCTAATTCGACACTCGCGTAACCAATCGCTGCGTTGCACAAGTCGGTGTCAATTAAAACCCCCCTATCGTTGATGCGTTCATTCACATGGTAGTCAGCCAACTCCTCATCGGATAACTGGCGCATGGCTTGGCTAATGGCGCGCATAGCACGAACGTCTTGTTCGCAGTAAGCAACCATCTCAGCCATGAGCGTTGGGTCGTCATTGAATGTGCCGTCAGCTTTAGGAATAGAGAGCAGCCGAATTAACTGACTGCCACGATGATCCTTGCGCATATTAGCACCACTAAAGCGCCCAACATCTTCGAGTGAGCCAGGCGCACAATTAGCACGTGCTTGTGTTGCGGTGCAATAGAACTGTTCTAGCTTTGGTTCTGGTACGTTGTAATCAGGGCATAAGACATACCAAAAGATTAAACGCTCAAACGCAGCGTTATGCGCCCTAATTTGAATACCTTGCTTTATAAAATAAATAATTTGTTGTGGGAATGGTTGACTAGGCACCCATGTCTGTACATCCTCATCATTGAAAGCATAAGAAAGACATAGCACCGAAGTGCTAATATCCTTAGCATAATTGTAACCACCATGACTGATAAGATCACAACGGCTACGCGTTTCAAAATCAAGCCAAAGAATAGTCATTTAATCAATTCTACTAATTTAACTTCACGAGTTTCACCATCAAAAGTAAGTTTAAAATTACCTAATTTAGTGTAATGCTTGCCATCTTTTAACCATTCACTACCCATACTGTCATACGCAACAAAATTAACACATTTATTCCAAAACAAGGTTCTTTCTTCTATCCAATCTTTTTTTGGTTCTAGTTTAATTCGCACTTTATCTGCCCAATCAAATGTTTCAAGTAAATGAATTACTTGCCATTTATTACTGTCGTTAGACCAATATTCACACGTTTTACCATCAACATACGCGTGTAAAACTTCTGCGTTTTTATGTTTCATTTTATTTTCCTTTAGTTTAGTTTATTAGGTGGGGTGTCGATTCGGTCACTATTGCACGTATATTAGAAAGCAGAAAAATAACATACTTGTGACATCCTCGAATATCTGCTTAATCACCCCTAAGACTTAGCTTCTACGACGACGTGTTGCAGTCGCTGGTGCTTCTGCTACAGCTTCTGCTTCTTTCGGTGCTTCTAACTGCTCGGCTTTGTCTGCATCCATACCTACCCATGACTGGATGTCAAAGATTGGAGTATAAATACGGCCATAAGACTTGTGACTGTAATGCTCTTTCTTAAGCGACACAATCGGAACAGGCTTACTGCTATCTGTTTCGACTTGTGTTGCGATGGCTACGGCTAAGGCTTGAACTGATCGCTTTCCACCAACTGAAGTTGTGGTATAGCGAACTTCCATATCCTTATCTTCGCCAGTCAAACACTTCATGGACATACCGACCTGCGTTTCCCAACCTTTTTTAGCGTTAGGTGGCGCTGCATCGAGTTCCGGTAAAGGTTGTGATACTGATACCATCTTCTCGCCCAACACTTCACCGTCACCCCATGCGATGTAACCATGCACGAATGAGAAAGGATTGACTGCCCATGTTGAATCATCTTCGACTTCGGTCTGATCTGCACCGAACACCCAATGGCCTGTTTTATCCATTTTGATAATAACGACACCTGCTGCGCCGACATCGGTTTCTAAAGCACGTAATGCTGTAGATAATGATTCGACTGAAGGTAATTTTGCTGCTGAAAATGTAGTGATATTAGACATTATTTGATTCCTTATTGAATTTTAGAAAGGGCTGCGGTGAGTTGCTTCCCGATGTTTACTACCGCTGGGCGTGAATCATCTTCACGAGCCAACGTACTGCCACTACTTACTGCTACTACTAAGTCGTCAGGTAGTTTAACACCTAACTTCTTGAGTTCTTTTTCTGCCTGCGCAGGTGATATGATTGACTTCTTAAACGCATCAATACCAAGATCAGCTAGTTTAACACTTGCTTCAGTTTCATTAGTCCATTGGCGTGTAGCACGCTTGTTGACTAACTTCCACCCCGGCACCGGCTTGTCATTCTCAAGCATCTGAAATGCTAATGCTCTCAAGTCTGTAATCCATTGTTCTAATAAATCACAGTTTGCTAAGTATGCACCAATTCTCTGCGCGTCTAATGATTCTAAACTGACGTGCAAAGCACGGTCAACTGCACCAGTCATTTGTGGGCAAGTCGGCTTGGCTGCGCACCATCTGCAATGCTCACCAGCCTTCATGGTTGCCGTTTTCTTTTCTGATTCGTAAACTGCGTGCTGCAACTGCGTTTCAAACTGCGCAATACGCTCAGGTGTTGTCACCCAACGACGAATCATTGGTGGCTGAATGATGACACATTCAATCTCATCCACACCGTCAAACGCCCACTTGGCTGATTCAGTACGCATGGCAGCGGCTGCATAGAACATCAACTGCTCGTTTTCTTCTACACTAACTGCTACACCATCGCCAAACTTCCAATCGAGTACAATCGCACGATTACCGATACGACCGATTAGATCACATGAGCCAAAGACATCAGGTAAAAACTCACCAAAATTGACTTCCGTTTCTACTGCGTATTCCATCTCAAGGTTAGGATCAACTTCTGCTAACAGTTTTAAAGCACCCATGAGTTTACTGTCGATGAGTTCTTGCGTTAATACTTGGTCGTTATACTTCATACCTAGCAAAGACTCTGGTGTTTTATCCGCACCTAACACTTGTGCAATCGCATCGTGAAGTAATGTACCTTCGTCTGCGTAAGTGCTACCCGGCTTTGGTGGCATCTTAGCGCAGAGTGCAACAGATGCTGGGCAATTGATGACACGTTTGGCAGTCGAGCCACCGACTATAGTTGAATGATTAGCCATTTTTTAAATCCTTTACTTTAATTTAGTTGATTGGAAATTAAATTCTAACACAGAAAAATAATTGTGTGTTAAACTTTTTTACATGAATGAAAAAGAAATTGAATCTTACTTTAAATGGGCGGTAATGTCATTAGGTGGAAAAACCTACAAGTTTAGGTCAGTAAACCAGCGTGGGGTTGCGGATCAAGTTGCTTGTATGCTTGATGGCAGCGTGTGGTTTGTGGAGTTGAAAGCACCAAATGGTAGGCTGTCAGAACTGCAAAAAGTATTTGCGATAGAAATGCGGTTATTAAATCAAAACTATAGATTGTTTAGTTCAACAAAAGAAATAGACGAATGGAAAGAAACATGGAAATTACACAACAGTTAGTAAAAGAATTATTTGAATATCGTGATGGTGAGTTGTACCGACGCATTGGTACATCATCTAACGCAAAAACAGGTGATAAAGCTGGGTCATTAAGCGGCGATGGATATTTGCAAACAAACATTAACGCAAAAAAGTATAAAAACCATCGCATTATTTTTTTATATCATCACGGCTATTTACCTGAGTTTATTGACCACATCGACAATAATCGTTTGAATAATCACATTAATAATTTGCGTGCGGCTTCTATATTGCAAAATAACCGTAATGCTAGAACACGTGCAGGTAACACATCTGGTGTGAAGGGCGTTTATTGGTATAAAGCAACACAAAAATGGGGGGTTCGAATAAGCGTTAACAGTAAAGAAAAATTTTTTGGTTATTACCATGATATTAACGTAGCTAAGTTTATCGTTGAAACGATGCGCAATAAATACCATGGAAAGTTTGCCCGTCATGCTTAAACTACGAAACTATCAAGAAAAAGCTGCCGACTTCCTTTACCAGAACGACCGCGCCATGATCCTTGCGCCAGTCGGTGCAGGCAAGACGGCGCTTACCCTTATAGCCATGCAAGATATGCTACGCTACAAGTTTGTCAAGCGTTGGCTAGTGTTGGCGCCCAAGCGCGTCTGTACTGACGTGTGGCCGGTTGAGCAACCCAAGTGGGCTACCGATACGCCGATTGCCGTAGCAGTTGGCACCCCAGCACAACGCTTACAAGCCCTACATTCTGGTTACCCTGTGGTGGTGACAAACTACGACAATATCCAATGGTTGTCAGAGCAGAAGTTAGACTTTGACGGTGTCGTGTTTGATGAGTTAACCAAACTCAAGAACCCATCCGGCAAACGCTTCAAGGCGCTGATGAAAGTGTTAGAACCAATGAAGATTCGTTGGGGCTTGACCGGATCGTTTACAAGCAACGGCCTAGAAGATGTCTATGGCCAATGCAAGGTAGTCGATGAATCCTTACTTGGTCGGTCTAAGGGCGCGTTCATGCAACAGTATTTTGTCTTGATCAACCGTGATTTTGGTGAATGGGAGCCAAGAGTAGGGTCACTCACGCAGGTCATGGAGCGTATCAAACCTGCTACGTTTGTATTAGACGCAGGTGAGTACAAGGACAAGTTGCCGCCATGCCATGAGGTTGAACTAAGGGCTACGATGACCGATGACAAGCCGTACAAAGCGATGAAGAAAGATTACGCCGTACAGTTCGCCAAGGAGATTATCACCGCCGTTAGCGCAGCAGCCGTCACACAGAAGTTGCAACAGATGGCATCGGGGTTTGTCTATCAGACTGAAACGACGCCGTCGAATACCCCTGGTCGCATGAACGTGACAAAGGTGCCAATCTGGTTCAGTAGCCATAAGTTTGACCTGTTGGACGACTTGCTTGAGGAGAACCAACACGCCAATACCATTATTGTGTACAACTACATTGAGGAGTTGGCAGAACTCAAGCGTCGTTATCCTCATGCCCAGACGATTAACGATGAAAAAGTCATCGAGCGTTGGAATGATGGCAAGGTTGAGTTGTTCTTGCTGCACCCCAAGTCAGCAGGTCATGGGTTGAATCTTCAGTTTGGTGGCAACAAGATGGTGTTTGTATCGTTGCCGTGGTCGTTGGAGTTGTATGAACAGACTGTTGGTCGCCTACATCGTAGTGGTCAAATAAAAGAGGTATGGGTTTACATATTAGTAACAGAAGGTACGATTGAGAGTCGTATACTAACCGCCTTGAAAGATAAAAAGGCATTATCTGAAATAACAATGGAAGAATTGAAATGAAAATTTATTTATTATGTATGGGGTTTGGAATTGGTATGTTTTTTACAATTCTAATGTTTTCAACTGGTAAGTTTGTAATTGGCAATTAAAGAAAGCGGACACAAAATGAGCACAATAATTACTATAAAAGAAATGATAAAAAGCGTGATGGAATGTCTTGAAGAATCGGTAGCTGATTTACCTAAAGAAGAACGTGAAGAAGCAAAAGCAGCTATTTTAGGCGCATTTTCTAAAGAAATGTTTTATGGAAAAACAAAGGCGCCAAAATGAGTATATTAAAACCTAGATTTGGATTGCTTGATAACGCATCCGAAGTTGCGAAAGAGTTAGGTCTTAGCGAGATGAGCGTCAACAATATTAAAAACGCTGCGTTAACCAAAGCAAAAAAGATTTTAGAAAACAAGGGCTTTAAAGCCACCGATTTTTTTGAGGAGAGTAAAGATGAAGCATAAACATCGCGATTTAATTGTAGCTTGGGCTAATGGTGCAAAAATTGAAAGACGAATATCTAAAGTAACTTGGATATATTCTGAATGTCCTGGTTGGTATGACGATGAAGAATACAGAATCAAACCAGAGCCGAAGCCAAAAGAATATTACGATGAAGATACTTTTGATATTCAATATCTTTATATTTACAACGATAGCAAAAATAAAATAATTCGTGTTCGCCATACATGGTTAATTGAGCCATTAGATTGGGTTTACATGGGAAAAGTGAGGCTAGAAAAATGAATAAAGAAAGCGAGTGAGTAATGTCGTTTAAACAACACCCAACAGACCCCGATAAAGTAACTTATGTTAAAGCGGAATACGCTACCCACAAAGAATTGAGTGAACCTATAGCATGGATGCACACTAATTCAAAACAAATATTTAAAACAGAAAAGCCTAACGAATTTGATTTGCATTTGTTTACCCCACTTTATACACATCCAATGCGTGAATTAACTGAGGAGGAAATATTAGAAGTTTGGAAAGAAAATTATGGGGATGTAAATATTTCAAACTTTGCAAGAGCCATTTTAAAGAAAGCGAGTGAGAAATGAATGTAAATGAATTAGCAGATTGGATTGAAAATAATGCTTCTTATAATCAATATGAAACAGCAAAGCAATCTGTCATTATGCTACGCAAACAAGCAGAAGAAATTGAACGCTATCACAATATGTTGCGTGATAAAGATATAAATATTGAATATTTGCGTGAAAAATTAATTGCGTCAATTGATGATATTAAAACTTTAAAAACTGAATTAGAAGATTGCACTTGTCAAGGTGGACATTCAGAAGCATATTTAAAAGCAAAAGGTAAATTATGAAATTAATATTTTTTGGGTTTTTAGTAGCATTTTTTATTTGTACTTTAACCATTTTTTTAACCGAACAGACTAGAAAGGAAGCCCATGAAGCGAGTAGATCAGTACAAAGCCAAGCTAAAGGCTGCGAAAGCAACACTAAAAATTAGACAGCGTGAGTTTAACATTGTGTCACGTGCGTTAATTAAAACCATAGATGAAATTGAAATTTTAAATAGAAAGATAGAAGATGAAACCTTTAAGCTGGCGACAATTACTAGTAACATTAAATCAACTGACTGAGCAGGAAGTGTTGGAGATGCTCAACGCTGAAAGGCAAGGGCCTAGACGCGCGTCTATTCTAGAACGCCTTCACATGCGTTACAACACCTTGCGTGTAAGCCGTGAGCGTATCGAGATAATGAAAGAAGCGGTGGCACCGTGATTAATCCTGATTTTGAAAGTTGGTCGCATGACAACTTAGTGCAGTTTGCTAAGGATTCTTACAACCATCTGATAGATGATGCGTGTCGTATTGATGCGCTACAACAAGACTTGAAGGCGGCGATTAAAGCCTACCGACACATCAACACAAGGACAACTAATGAACAACTATAAACCCGGATGGAAAAACCCCGCTTGGGCGTATGTCAGAGCAAGCCGCACTAACATTCTTGAAACTTTTAAAAGAATAGGTTGGAAAGCACCAAGCGAATTACGCGTAGACCCTAGTCCCAGCTCGGTCGATGATTAACGCTTGCTTGCGTGGCTTACCGTTGGGGTCGTTAGGGATGGAGATATGGGTCCAACTGTCAAATTCCCTAATAATCTGATCATACTCTAACCCAGACGCCATGAGCGCTTGCACTACCTCATTCGGCTTCATACCAGGCACACGGATGTCAGCCGCACAGCCTACACGATGCTGACTTGAGTCTTTACTACCAACCGCGTCATTCACTTGCTTAGACCGGAACGCTGAGTTAATCATAATGGGTTTGCCACGCAGTACCATTTTTACTTTTTCAAGAAATTCGGCTAATCGTTGTAGATTAGCAAGTTCTGCGTCGTTTGGGGTATTGTCAAACTGGCGGTGGTCGGTATGCGTAAGTTCTTCTAGCGTGAAGTGTTCAGTCAAGTTTGGCATCGTCATGTCCTATCTTAATTCCGGTAATTAAACCAATGAATCCCCCAATAATCGTTTGGAACGCAGGGGTGATTGCTTCAAATATTTTGGAGTTATCAATACTTCTATCAAATAATCCTAGTAATAAAGCACCGACCATGCCGATAATTACAATGCAAAGCGTAATTGTTACGCATACAGTTACAAAACCACCGACATTTTCTTTGGATATCATTTAGCGGCTACCCCTTGAAGTTTCTCAAATGTTCTTAGACCACCCATGCCGAGCATTCCCATGAGCAGTTGCCAAAGATTATCATCCAAGCCTGGTAATGGTGGAATAGTAACACCTGCAATACTAGCAATCGTGCCAGCTAACGGTCTTAAAAGATATTGATAGGCTAAGGCTAAGGCGCATACCCAACCGACTGCTGGGCGCCAGCCTGACACGAATAGGGAGGAGTTGGTCGCTTCTGCTTTATTGATGTCAGTCTGCGCGGTCATAGAAGCAAGTTCGCCAGACTGTTGTAACTTTAGAAGTTCGAGTTTTGCTTGGGATGCTTGTGCTGGGTCGGGGAAAATACGTGTGATGAGCGTGTTGCCAAGGTCAAGTGCTGCGCTAATAGGGTCTAAACTCATTTGTCAGCCTTTCTGTCTAATCGGTCAAAAATCTTTTCTAAGATGGATTCTAGTTTATCAAACCTTGATTCAATGTCCACCTTGCGCACGTATTGCGTAGGTAAATCCACTTCAATCTCTTTGAGGTCATTTTTAAGACTTTGAATCGCATCCCATAACTGACGCGCAAACCATCCGACACAAGCAAGAACTGCAACAACTACAATATTAAATAATGACTGATTTTCCATGTTATCTCGCAAGGGCATTTTGATTAATTTGTTCTGGTGCTAATTTGTTTCTGTTTGTTGCACGATTTATGGCAGTACCGACTAAAGGCGACCATTCTTTACTATCATTTAACACGTTTAAAAATTTAGTCCTTTCGGATGCAGGTAAAGTATTTAATATTTCATTCATACTTTTACCTGATTCCGCACCTTTAATTAACACTTGCATTGCTTTGTCGTTAATTTTACCTTCAATAGTTTGAATTAATTTTTTAGCAACGGCAGTTTCTAACCCTACGAAACCAGGAATTTTTTCTGCCCAACTATTTTCTTTAAAACCTAATGCACGGCGAGCAGTATTAATCTGTTCTTTAATTTTTGCATCGCGTACAATTTCATCTTTAATTTTTAGTAAAGGTTTTATTTTTTCAGACATTTGCATCGCAATATCGTAATTGCCTGGTCCAAATATGTCTTGAACTGCTTTTGTGTCATTACCTTCAACCAATTTAACAAAAGTATTCTTATCTGTCGTGTATAAGTTTCTTAACTTATCCGCCATTTCCATTTGTTCAATTTGCTTTAATCCGGCTGAATGGGTAGCTAAATAATCACGCCATGTTTTACCTCCAGCTTTTTCAATAGCATCATCAATTAGAGGGCGAATTTGCGTTAGCATATCTGCTATGCGTTTACTTTGCGTACTAGGATCAAGCCCATTAGATCTTAATTCTTTTTCAATAGCGTCGTTAAGACCAGTTTTACGAATTTGGTATAAATCGTTAACATCCATAATTCCACCACCAGTCTTAGCCACATTTTTAATATGTTGGTTAAGATTATTTAATACACTTACTTGTATTGGGTCTGCCCTTGTGCCTACTTGATTTGCAAACTCACTTAATTTTTTAGTAATAACACTAACATCTAAAGGTTGTATTCCTTTAGCAGTTAAATCAGCTAATTTAGCTTCAGCATTTCTTGCAATTTCGCCTTGCGTTAATGATTCTGCGGCGGCTTTATTAGCTACTTCATCTGCTCTATTAGCTAAATTAGTTAAATTAGCGTCAGTAGCCAAATTAGTTGGCACAGGGTTAATTGCTCTTGCTTGCACGCCCGGTGCGTTAACACCTGCGTTATCTATTAGCTTAGGTGTAATATTAAGGGGTTCTATTGTTACTTGTGGGTTACTTAACCGGCGCACTTTTTCTACATTAGCAGCTGCGGCTTGTCTAGCTAAATCGGCTTCTTGTTGTAAAGGAACCATAACTTCCTTACCAAGATTAGCGTTTAACATATTTTCTTCACGACCACGTGTAGTTAAATTATTTAATGTTTTATTTGCTACTTCACGGCTAGTTTTTGCTTCTGCTTCGGTAGCACCTCTAGCCATATTTGCTAACATATTAAATTGATCTTGCGCTTGTTTGGTTTTTAGCCCACTAAATACTGCTTTAGTATCTTTACCTTTAACAACATCAAGAAACGCTTGCCATACGTCATTTTGAATACCATACGCTGCTTGTGCCGCGTCTATATCCATTGGTGCTATGCCATTGGCTGCACGAATCTCATTAATTGTATCACCAGCCATTTTACGAGCAATTTTACCTGCTTCAACTTTAGCAGCTTGATTAGTAGCTAAATCCCAAACTTTACCTGCGGCAATAGCAATACCTTTTGCAACCGGTGGAACTGCAATAGGCACGGCAGCACCTATAGCGCCTGCTGTAGTATTAGATTGCTCAGGACTAATTAACATATTTGTAACTACGCTTGTACCGGCACCGCCTGCACCTTGCACACTTAAATTTAATATTTTTTGTAACGCGTTAGTTGGTACAATTCCTGTTTTAAAGCCACTTGACGCTAATGATTCAGCAATTGGCGCAGCAAACTTAGCCAATGCAGGATTTACAGAACTAATTTTAGTTACCGCGCTGCCTAACGCGCCGGGTACCGCTAGCGTTACTGGGTTAAATACCTCGCCAGCAAACGCAGCCGTTTTAGTTACTGGCGCATAACTTTGTTGATTAACACCTTGCACAATCTGATTTTTAGCTTGTAACGCTTGTTCAGTCATAGATAGTGGTTTTTGACCAGTTATCATGCTAGACATTGTTGTTGCGGGTTGACCAACACCTGTTACTTTACTAGCTAAATTGGCTACGTTTAAAGGTATTGATGCCGCGCCCATTGCGTAGTTAATAGGTACGCCTGCCATTGTTGTTAATGCTTTAGCCGCAACCCCTGTAGCACCTGTTGGCGCTGAATCATACCCAGCGGTATTTAGCGGCAGGCCGGACATTGGATCGTACTGCATATCCTCAACGCCTTGCGTAAACATATTACCTTTTTCAGCGCCTACGTTTTGACGTTTAGGTGGAGCTTCAGTTGTTGGTGTGTCAGACAACCATTTATCCCCAACTAAATAGGCTTTAGCGCCTGTGTCTTTATTAGTTGCAGATTGTAAAACAGGTTGCCAAGAATCACCTATTAAGGCAACACGTTCGCCAGTTTTAGGGTTAGTAGCTGTTTGAATTGGCATAGTAACCCTTATTATGGTGTTTTATCTACTACGTAACCAGACGGTGGGGCAATACCACCAGATTTATTTGGTTTTGGATTTGTTGGTGTTGGTGTTGGTTTTGCGTCTGAAGGTAAATCCATCAACCCAACTTTACGCATACGATCAACAACTTGACTCCAGGCTAGTTCGCGTGTATCTCTAGGTAAAGTATTATCTGAAATTTCACCTAACCCCGCCATAATAAATTTACGATCATCATTGGAAATACCCGCGCCTAATTTACCACCAAGTAAATCAGTTGCTACTTTAGTTTCAAAAGTTTTTAATTGACCAATAGCATCTGCACCTTCTGTAGATTCGCCAATTATCCTACCTAAAAAGTCAACTGAAGCGCCGCCGTAACTACCGGTAGATTTTTTAATTAAGTTTCTAACTTTATCTTCACCACTTATAGGATTAAAACCAATAGTTTCAAGAACTTTTCTAGCGCCTTGAATATCTTTAACTCTTGATACTTCTTCAGTAGCCGCTAATTCACCACCTTTTTTAACTTTAGCCATGTTAGCTTGTGCTTCTGGGTTAGTTTCAAAGTTATATTTATCTCGCGCTAATACTAATTGCCCAGCGCTAGTAGTAGCGTTCTTTTCGCCAGTTGCCGCTATTCTATTTTTATGATCAACTTCAAATCTATCTTTTACATCTAAAATATTCATTGCGGTATTTTTTTGCCATTTTCTAAAATCAGGTTCTCGCGCAATAGATTGTTTAAGTTGGTCTGCTTTTACTTGATCAATGTCACCATTAGCTAAATGTCTTTCAACCCCCGCAATTGCTTCTTGCGGGGTATTTAAATTAATAATATCCGTAATGGCTTTGTTCATTTTTTTTATTTTTTGTTCAAATTTAAGCCCTTCTACTTCAATATTTTGCTTTTCAATTGCCCCAGCTTCTTTTTGTTCGGCTTGTTGTGTTTTTACTAACGCAGGAAGTTCAGATCCAAACCCACCTTTTGCAACCATACTATGCACTCCCGCATAGTTAACTTTACCTGTCGTTGGGTCAGTATTTTCTGCAAAAGCGCGATTAAGAAAATTTACTTTTTCATCCCCACGTTTAGCCGCAGACAATTGATACTGCGCCAATGCGTTTTGGTTCTGCGCCGCCATGTTTTGATTTTGTGCGTTTTGAATCTGCGACAACGCCGCATACTGATTCATTGGATTTTCAACTTGAATGGGTTTAACCCCTAATGCGATGTTGGAATCAATAGTAGCCATAATTAATCCTTAATATGTATTATTAAGCGCGTATTCGGCTACTGAAGGGGGAGTATAGACTGGGTTCATATTCCCCCCACCATATACATTACCTGCGCCGTATTGATTTGATAAATTAGCGTATGAAGACCGGTTGTTAAGCGCGTTAATCATATTCTGATTCTGATTGTAGTTTAGGTAAGTTCCTAACCCGCTTGTTACTGCGTTAGCACCACCTACCATACCTGCTGCACTTGCGTTACCTGCGCCTATAATATTACCTGCTGCTGAGTTACCAAACGCGCCTGCTGCGCCTGCTTGGTTATTCGCAGATGCTTGACCCATACTTGCAAGGTTTTGTTGCAAACCAGTATTTGTATTGTAAGCCTGTAATTTCTGTGCGTTGTTTTGCAAGTAACGATTGTAAGCGTTGCCATATTCTTGTGATCCTGCTTCTTGACCATAGTTGGTCGCAGCACGTAAGGCGTTGCCAGAGATTAAGCCACCTCTAGCGGCGGCATTAGCGTTCAAACCTTTCATGCCTTCATTAAATCGAAACGCATAACCTGGGTCAGCTTGATAATTAAACGCGTCTACTGTGTAGGGGGCTTGCGTAGATAACTTATTTAAGGCGTTTACACCTGTGTCGTAGAAAGGTTTGTTTAATTCAATCTGTTGATTAAGGGCTTGTTGTTGCGCCGCCGTAGCTTCACGCGCCGCTTGTGCTTGTTTACTAGCGGCAGAATTAGACGCTATTCCACCAATTACGGCGCTACCTAATGTGGCTCCTGCTACCCAAAAAGTCATAGTGTTACCTCTACTTGTTTATCTTTAATAGTGTTGCCGATTGTAAACATACTGTTCTCGTCTGTTTCAACTAATTCAGCTTCTGCATCTTCAATTGTTTTAGCATCTACAACATGAAAAGTCATACATAAAGCGTCTGTTTCTGCATACACAGCACGTTTTGTACCAGGCGTACTACACAGCAAGTGTGGGCCAGTAACTAATTGTACCCCATCATCTGTAGTAATTGCTACTGTACCTGATACGATTAAATAGAAATGTTCTTTTTTATGCACTTTACCGACTACTAAAACACCTGCTGGACGCCATACTTCACGACAATACATCCCTGCATGAAACGTATGGGTAGTCTTAGGCTCATATTGTGGCAGCTTAGAAATCTCACGTTGCAAGTTTTCTACCCTTTGACGTAACGGTACATTAGGTAACAACCCTTTGCCGAATGTCATGGTCACTTGCATGGTTACTTAATCTCCGTAATGATGCCGTTGGTGACGGTAATCACCTTACCATCCGCCGATGTGAATGTGCCAGACACACCATTATTCGTAATTGTGTACAAGTTATTGAAAAACCGATACCAATAGGTTGACATCAACCCTGTGTCGCCTTGCAACACTTCAACCTTATTGGATGGGATTTGTGTGATGTTCATTACATTCTAGTTCCAGTTAGTTGCAACTCGGCAGCCATAATCGCTATCTTGACTGGATCTGTACCTGATACCTCATAGACACGGTCGCGTAACTTGAGCGTCATGCCTAAACGTCTAAAGAACACGCGGGTGCCGTATAGCCCTAATTTACCCATACTTGACCAATGTTCGTTAGACCACGTATGCCCGCCATCATCCGAGAAACGCAATACAACTTGAGGATTAAACCCAGCACTAGGCGGGTGGATGTTAGTAACTAGCAAATCACTAGAAGCCAACAGTCGTTTGCCATCTTCGGTAGTGATGTATTCAGCAGTTAAATTGGCATCGAAAGCGTTAAGACCTACGCCAGACTCAATATCTAACTGCAAGGTATGTTGGACAGTACGTTTTAAATTGTTGGCATCTTGGGGTAGCGCTCTCCATGACCGTAGCCATTTCTGCTCGGCAACGCTATCATCGTAAACATCCAAGTCTAAGGCATACAAATTGCCGTTTTGGTAGTCGCCTACAATGGTCAAGTTATTAAAAGTCATCTGACAGTTTGAACGATGTCTTGTAAATTGACCTTGGGTAAACCCAGCACGTTCATGCCACATCTGCGTAGCCACGTCATATACCCATGTCGTACCGGCAGTTGGGAAGGTTAGTACATAGAAAGAATGACCTTCTTGCTGATACGTGTACGCTATGGCGTCAGCCACCACGTCATAACTTTGGATGGCGTACTCGATGGCATGGGTGGATATGCGTATTGCCGTGTAGCCTTGGTTACGATAGACCATACCAAAGCCACGTGCGTCTTGACCGAGCCAAAACAGGCTATTGTCAAGTTTAGCAACCGAATACTTAGCAACGCATCCGACTTCATTATTTGCGCCTTGGATGGGGGCTAAAGGGAAGCCTGGCAACGCTGCATCGTACCATACCTCAGTTGAGTTCGTACCGAACACCCAAATCTCACGATTGTTGACTGCAATCGCTACCACGTTGTCTGGTGAACTCTCTGCACTTGCAAAGTTTAAGGGGTCAACCGATAAGCCGTTGAGTAAGTCTGTTACCCAAATAGACTGTGAATCGGGTTGGTTAAACACAAAGTAGCCATCAACATACGCTACCGTTACCGCGCCTTCAAAGTCAACATCAACAATCTGTTGAAACGCATTGGTGGTTTTGTTGTAAATGTAGCCGTTAGGATTACACGCTAAGAATAGCTGATAACCGTTATCAGAAATAACAATCGGTGTCGTAGCCGTACCAGTAATTGAGCCAAATAATCGTACGTTGTAGTTATTGTCAATTCGGTAGAACTCATTACCCGACACAATGTAAGCGTAGTTATCGCTTGATCTATCTTGCCAAACTGCACGGATGGGACCAGTACCAACAGATAATAGTTTTCTAAGCCCAGGCGCTCTATTTAGAAAGCCGGTGTCTTTACTGCCCGGTGGTGTCGCTTCGGGGAACAAGTTAACCATGCGGTTATCCGACGCATTAATCGACCGAGCAACATAAGATTGGCCTAGTATTGGTGTTTTCATTACGCAATAACAGCTTTAATAACTGCGTAGGAAAGAACAATCGCTTCGGATAGCGATGCAGCGGTGATGTTGCGTACATAGATGTTCGCTACACTAGCGCTACAAGATGCGTTTAGTAAATACGACCCTAGCGTACCACCAGAGATATGGTTAAGCACTAGCACATCATTTGCTTCGATTAGCGTGTTGTTAAGCGCAAAGGTAATGGTTGTATCAGCCCCCAACGCAGCAGCGTTTAAAGTAATCTGGCCATTGGTTTTGTTTAAAGTAACCGCCGTTGTTTTGCTAGTCGCCTGCGTAACCACGCCGCCAGAGCCTGTGGTGTAGCCTATCTTGCCTGTGGCAGAGATGACCATGTTGCCGGTAGAACTGATGGATGTTGCCGTAGCATTACCTAATACTGGTGCTGTCAGAGTAGGACTACCGGTACAGTTAGTAAGCACACCGCTGATAGGCGTGCCTAGCGCAGGGGCGACCAACACAGGGCTACCAGTACAATTGCTAAGATTACCGCTAGAAGGTGTACCTAATGTAGCGTTAATTAAGGTAGGGGTAGTTAAACTTACGTTATTAAACAATAAAGAATTAACTAATTGTTTGGTGATACCACCTTGAACAATACAAAATACATCATTTACGTCTGCGTAAGTTGCAACAGGTAGTGCGGTAATTGCGATGTCAGCCATTTAATGTCCTTAGTAATTGCCAGCGAAAATATTGAACCGCTGTCTAGTTCCAACAATACTGTATGGCAACGCCATAATATCGCCAGGGTTATTCTGACGTTTTAAATCTCTTTTTGATGCCATTGCAATTCGTGCAACAGTTGGCGGTGGCTCAACGCCAAACTCAGGTGCAATTTCGCACGCTAAATTATATCGAAACGCTCTTAAATAGCCGGGTGGGAAATAAAGATCTGTTGCCAAAGTTGCAGCTTGTGTAATCTCATCCACCGAAATAATGTGCCACTCCAATACCTTGGTTGGCACCGGATAGACCGTCATAGTAATGTTCGGAAACTCCATATTGACCCACATCACTTGTGGATAGGTAGAAGTTACTGTTTTGACAGCAATACCGTCATACTGCTGTTGGTTAATTAATTTGATGCCGTATGAGATGTTATTCGCTGGGTCACGAAAGTAAGTTGCGTCATCAATTGCCACAGGGCGCACGCCAACAAGCGTACCAGAAGGCCCAAGTGTTTGTGTCCTTACGTTTGGTAGCCATGAGAATACTTGGTCAAGCGTGTTGTAAATCATCAATCGTTCGGTATTCCACGAGTCGATCATCTGGTTTAGTGCGGTCAATGCGTCTTGAGATGTTGCAGCAGAGGGTGTTTCGCCTTCAGCTAATACGCCTAGTAAACGTAAGGCACCATTTATTTGCTCATTAGCAGTTGCCATCTCTCATCCTTTGTTAAACTGTTTTGCGTCGGCTTCTTGGTGCTAAAGCATTTTCTACTACGGGTGTTTCTTCAACATCTTCTTCTTGCTCATTTGGGTTATATTCTTCCCAACCATGCTTATAATCATGCTCTACTTCGGCTTCCATCGACGCGACTTTTGAGCCGTGTTGGGGATGTCTTAAATAGATAATTGCCATGTGTTACCTTTGTTAGTGAGGGGGTGTTTAGCCCCCTTGTTTATTACGATGCGCTATGAATAATTGCGTAATTAATAACAACCGCTTCAGAGTATGAAGTTGAAGCAGTTAAGTTACGTAACGTAATTAATGCAGAACCTGCCGCCAAATAGGAAACATAAGCGGTGTAAGCCCCCGCAGCACTACCAGTAGTGTTACTGCCCACGCAAACAATCATCGTGTCATTAGCAGAAATTAAACTATTGGTTAAAACAAATGAAACTGCTGTTGCACCGGCTAAGGCAGCATTGTTCATTGTGATACGACCAGCAGACTTGTTTAAGGTCACGCCAGTAGATTTATCGGTTAACTGAGTTACAGTACCTTGAGCAGCGGCAGAATACCCAAGTTCTTCAGACGCATAACAAGTGGTAAATTCTGGATCTGAATACGCTACTCCAACAGCTTTAGTATTAGGCATAATTTTTCCTTTTAAAAACCCCACCGAAGTGGGGCATTAATATTAACCAGCAATACGGTTAAACACGTAAGTTGCGTCGCCTGATTTGCGAACACGGTATAGACAGGCAGAGTTAGCAGAAACTGCTGCAACACCGACAATCGTACAACCTGTGTTAACTACCAAAGTCGCTGCGTTTGTGCCACCAATGTTAATAATGCTAAACTCAAATGCGCTATTAACCTTCATGCTTGAAAACGCTGCATCTAAGTCAGCACCAGTAGGTACTGTCAAGTTAACTGCTGCGCCTGTGTAAGTAATAATACCGTTTGCTAATTCAGCCGCAGTTAATGTTGCTGCTGCTGTCTTAGCGATTGGTGCTGATTGCGTAATCATGGTAATTTCAGTTAAATTACCATCGCCTACTTGATACCCACCTGCTCCATTTGGAAATGCCATGATATAAATTCCTTATAAAAAATAAATTAAAAAGCCCTCGCATTAGCAAGGGCGATTGGGTTTAGCCCCACATACGAACGCCCATTGCTGGTCTAATCGTTGAAAAACCGTACAAGATATCGACGCGACAGGGCAATCTATCGTTATTAATATCGTACTGTCTAACAATACGCATAGAAATACCGTTATGCACTTGACGTGAAGCCATATCTACACCTTGTGGCAATAGCAAATCAGCAGAAGCAAAAGTAATCGCATCTTTGTGATAGATTAAGTTTTGTGCGTACTGAGTAGCAGAACCACCTAAGAAAGTTAATGTAGCGCTTGATGCAGGGAATGAATCAATTGTTGCTAAAGCGTTAGTTGATGTGTACATCGCAGGAGATACAGTCAATGTAGCAGTAGTAGTAGAAGAAACGCTAACATCAGCGGTTACTACAAACTGTTGCAATGAACCTGTTGACTGACGAGTCTGTGGGTTAACCGCATAAACACCAGAGATAGTAAACACATCACCAATTTTGAAGGTTGGTGAACCGCTTGTAAAGCTGATTGCTAATGAAGTAGCACCTTGAGTAGTTACTGTAGTTGCAACGATTGGTGCAGTTGGAGTAACACCAGTTGTGTGCTGAACAATAGACTGGCTCATGTTGATCTCATCAAAGCCGAGTACGCCTTCACCCATCATACCGTTCTTGAATTGACGGCTGATTGTGTCTGTTGGGTTGAACAAACCTTTCATCCCTTCAACTAAACCAGCGTTAGCGGCTGGGTTAACAGTAGCGTAGCGTGGTGACATTACGGCAGCTGCTTCGTTTAACTTCTGTTGTGCTTGTAGCAACACTAAAGAAGTAGAAGGAGTTGTGCCTGGTGTACCGACTGACTGATAAATTGCTTTGTAACTGTTTGCTACGTCAGCATCAACAGATGAAGCCAATTGTGAAATACGTGGCTTAAGAACACGTTCAGCAAAGTCATCTAACTGCATTGTCAATTCAGCAGAGGTGAAGTTAACACCAATGTGCTTTTGGCTAGATACAGTCAAAGTTGTAAACTGTTCGTTGTCATCTTGAACTTGGAGAGCAGCGCCATCCGTTACTAACGCTCTGTCCGGTAGACGGATACGGAGTGTTGAACCAATTTTTGCGCCTTCGACAGCGAAACTATCGTCATACTGACGATTTACGTTGCGGGTTAATACGAGATTGTTTTCTAGGATCTCAAGAGATTTTCTTGTGATCATATCAATCGTTAAAATGCTATTTGCCATGATAAATCCTTTAAAAAATAATAGTTAGCGTTTTCGTTGCGCTTCCCACTTTCTCACTTGACGTTGGCGTTCGGCTTCAATCCATTCTGACGTACTCATCGTTTTTAACGAACGAGGATCAGTTGTATCTAATGCCGGTGACCCAGAGGATCTAGCCGTAATCGGTGCGATAGGTGCAGGCGCGTTCGATGTCTTTTTTACAGGTGGATTGTCGCTTAATTTTGCTTCAATCTTCCCTAATTCTTTGGCTTGTTGGAGTGGCGATAAACGTGAAATACGATCAGCTTCTTTTGGATTAGACCCTAGGTAATAAGCCATATCGGGGCCAACTTCTGATGCTTGAATCGTTTGAGCCATTGCGTCCGTAATTGGAAGTTTGGGGTTGTAAGCGACTTGTTCAAAGTCATCATACTTAGACCTAGCTTCTTCTTCACGTTCGTGGAAAGACTCAATGATTTCAGACTGCTGCCTAGCTTGTTCACGCCTAGCGAGTAGTTCTTCTGCCTTCCGTTCTGCTAAGACTTCAGCATATTCGTCTGGTGAGTTGAAATTCTCCATCGGCGGGATTTCTACTGGGGCTTTTCGGGCTTGTGACTCTTGCACCCTTGCTGCCTGTTCTCTTTCCCATTTACGTTGTTCTCTAGCAAGTCGTTTACCAATTGCAGCATCTAATTCTTCTTGTGTAAAGGTCTTCGATTCTGTTACTGGCGTTCCTACTTCCGGCGCTATTACTTCAGTATCAGGTGTAGCCGTTACTTCCTGTTCTGGCGCGGGTACTACCGCTTCTACTATTTGTTCATCAGACATTTCATTGTTTCCTTAAGAAACCCTAGCTTACGGCTAGTGCGTTTACGATAATTCTATACTACTTCTATCTTTTATGCTATATCTACGTCTTGATAATAAAATTAATTCCAAGGTAGGGAGGTAAATTAGCATTTGTGCCACTTGATCCTGTGGTGCTATTAGCTACAGTAATGCCTGTGGTTGCGGTGCTTGTATCCGTTGCCGTTGAGGTATATGGAGTTCCACCAGGGCCACCAGATCTGACGTTTGCATCAACTGGGTAGTTATAAACGTGCTTATGACCTGGGTCAGTTACTGTTGCCGTATGGGTGTGGCTTACAACAATTGCATCAGCCGAACCACCTGTACCGCCAAGAGGGGCAATATCTGCACCATAAGGCATACGGTTTTTATAATTAGGTACATTGAAAGTCGTTGTGCCGTTGCCTGAACCGAAAGTTGTTCCAATAATGCCGTACAACGTAGCGTAAGTAGACCTTAAAATGGCTGAACCATCGCATAACACCCAGTCTCCCGGAATCGTGTTCGATGGCCACATGAGGATTGTACCGGTCGGCACTAAAAATGTTCCCAAGCCTAAGTTGGCTACCGCACCTACCGCAGTCGTTGCGCCTGTACCGCCGTTAGCAATACTGACTGGCAAGGTAGGAATAGGGTTTAAGTTATCAAAAGTGCCGATGGTGACGTTACCAGAATTTTTGATAATCATCTTGTAGCTAACACCTTCGGGAATCCAAACCTCATTTATTCGACCTGCTGCGTCTAAAATGATGGGGTTGGAGTTCGCTACCAAGCCAGAGATGGAGGTGTAAGTAGTGAGTGGGGTTGTGCCACCAGCCGTATAGGTGTAGATTAAACCACCCGATAGCGGTACGCCACTATCATCAAAGAATTGGCTACCTGCCCCAGCTAAATAAGATAAATTTACAGTTGCCATATTATGCCCACACTCTGATTGGATTAGTTGGATAAACCATATAAGGTCTTAATGGCTCAATATCCTCATCATCCATCAATCGGATGTTGACACCATAGTTCGGTGCTAGGTAAGGAATCGGCACATAATCCTTTGGAGTTGGCTCAGGTGGTCGCTGATAAACTGTACCAATTACACTAATATTTTGGTAATTTGGAGTCATATACGACTCGGTTTTAACGGTTTTAGTCGGTTTGCCCGTCTTACCTAGCTCATACTCAGTAGGCACGATGGTGTAAAGAATCGGTAAGGATTCGGCTTCGTCTGTAAAGGATAAGTAGATATCTTGCATAATTATGTCGTAAGGGCTTGGAGTTGAGCAGAGGTTAATGCAGTTGGGTAGTAAGATATTTTAGAAATATGCCCATTGTTAAATTGAGTACCAGCTGGAGTGCTACCAATTGTCATTCTATTTACTGTTGGTATGTTTCCAGAAAAGTTTGTAGCAACAGTTCCACCATTTAACACGTTAGCAAAATTATTTGTATTATAAGAAACTGCATTTTTTGCCATTACATTTATTGTCATTGCATTGGATGTCAATAAATCTACTTGTTGAACAGAACTTCTAACAATATAAAACTCAGGTTTTCCAGCAGTATTTGAAATAGAAATTAAGTTTAAACTTGTACCATCCGAAATGCTAATTGGAAATGGACCATTTGAAAAGTTATAACAATCATTCATTAAAAATAAACTTCCCTGTGCTTGGTTATACCAACTAGAGAAATTCGCCCCTGTTATCGAAGCAACATCCGCAGCCCTAGTTACTTGGGCAGTCGTTGTGGGGATATAGGAGGTAGCAAATGCGAGGGCTTCTAGTTGTGCGCCCCAAATAAAAATATCTTTTGTATTATCTATAACTAAACCACCAGCAGATAAATTAGCTGGTGTTCTTGTAATAGTACAACGATACCAACCATTACCAGAATCAGTTATTGTTGATGTAACTCCAGCGTCATTACTTACTATTGCACCTGTTTGAATATTAAAAACAGTACCTTTACTACCAGCAACATTATCATAAATATTTAATTTAAATGTATTTATGCCATTGTATTTAGCAAAAATAGAGCCAGTCCAAGCTGATCCATTAAAAGTAATTCCTAACTGAAAAGTTTGATTATTAGACGCTGCGTAAGCTCTTGTTCCAGTCAAAGTATTATCTGGAGCAGTTGTTGAAGCTCCTACTAAAGTAAGTCCAGCTTGATACCAAGCAATGTTAGTAAAAGTGCTACTGTATGTTAAAGAGTTAGTACTACTCTGCTCAATCAACAAACCTAATGGTGCTAAAGTGGATGGATTATAGTCAAACCTCGCTGCATTAATGGCTGCGGTAGATAGCACACCGCTAGAGTTATAGTAAGTGCCTGTTGTGCTTCGAGTGAAGGTAATACGAGAATCAAGTGTGCCTGTTCCCGCAAAGTCGAGGATTAGGGAGGGGACTGGACCGGGGCGTCTAGAATTAAAAGTGGCAATAGTCCCCGCGCTAACGGCTACGCCAACACGGTCGCCAATGCCCCAACTCATCGAATATTAATCGGCTTAGCGTAAGCCGTTCCGGCAGTAGAGATTTGCAGAACACTTACCCGCCATGGCTCACCTGATCCTGTTTGCGGTGCAAAAAATGGAATTGGAGTATAGGCAGGTACTGGTGTACTTGCGGAGGTAGCAGTTACCCCAACGCCGACAGCCACATACATATCCTGTGTTCCCCATACTAATACGCCTTGCGGTCCAGGCTTCCAAGTGGCTACTGTCGCAGCCGTACCGCTTGTAGATGCTGAACCGGCAGCGTATTCGGTGTCGGCTAGAGGTCTAAGAAATTCCACAATAACTCTCCTTAAATTTAATGACAGGCAAATTCGCCGTGATATTTTTCTCTAGCCATTGTAGCAACTAATTCGGCTAACTCTAAATCTTTATACGCACCAAAATATTTGCGAATACCCTTAACTTGCACCATAACTCGCCAATTTTTACCTAGTTTACCCCAATAGACATTTTTAACACCAGATTTATTAATAGCTGAAGTTTTTCGGTTGTACGCATTTTCAGACCTTGTTGCTTCTCTTAAATTTTCAATTCGGTTATTTGATGGGTTTCCATCAATATGGTCAATAAATTTTGGTAAATAGCCATGAAACATCAAAAATATAATCCGATGATTTTTATAAATTTGGTTGTTAATTTTTGTAGCTTTATACCCTTTAGAATCTAATGTGCCAGTTTTATCGCCAACTTTTACTCTACTAACCGAAATTAATCGGTAAAGTTCGCCATCACGATATTCAAACAACGCTTTTACTTGATCTTGTGTCATGCAAGAAACCTTAATTTGTATAATGTTCTTAGATATAATTCAACAATATTATCAATTAATTGTTGTAACGGTGTATCTGTCTTGTCACATATACTATATCTGGCTTCTTCTATTTCAGCAAGTTGTCCTTCTAAAAACTCAATGACGTTGGTTGTTTTCTTTGCAGACATTAAACTGATTGGGCCAATTAAACCGTACCTACCTTGATAAGTTTCAGCAAAATCGTCTGCCACATCAATAATATTCTCATAAAATTTCTGCAACGCCTTATGTTTGGCATAACTGCGGGTATTTAAATGCACACTATGCACCACATCTCTAGCCAAAAATAACATTCCTACAAAATCACACGCTTTCATTTGGCATCCCTTGCTGTGGCATCATCGGTTGTTCTTGGGGCATCTCACCTTGCATCGGTGGTTGCATTGGCTGTGCTTGTTGCTCATCTTCTTGCATATTCATTCTTTGGTCGTTTTGCGAGCCAGAGATCAAATCGCCTGTGTCAATCGCAGCGTGAATTGTACCCATCACGATGTCATGAATCTGATCGGGCGTCATGGATGCTTGAACGGCGCTAATTCGTTTGGTTTCAGCATCGAACATCTTAATCTGCGCTTCGTAATCTTTACGACGTTGGTCTTGCATCTCCATTGACTTACTGACATTCTGAAGCATTGTGTGCATCTGTTCCATCTCTTGCGCCATTCCTTGCATCTGTTGCTGTGCAGCTTGTAATGCAGGATCTTCGTCAGAATCAGCCAATAATTTTGGATCAATCGTTTTTTGTAGACGTTTAGCCATCTCTTGCGCGCCTGGCCAATCCATATTTTTCACGAACAAGTCGCCTGCCACAGTCCATAGCTGAGGATTGCCTTGCAGAATCTGCGCCATTGCATCCATCGCTTCTTGACGCTTAGTCATATAGCCTGCGCCAGTTGTAGCGACCACATCGTAAGTACCGACTGTAGGGTTGTAGATTTTTTCAATCACTACACCTTGTTGGTCGACAATCTTCTTAACCGGCTCGGCTTGCTCTGGGTTAATCTTTGCCATT